TAAGAGTTAGAAAAATGATTACCTCAACTTCTATTACAATAGATTCAGAAACAGAATCTGTGCCTACAGATTTTTTACAAGTAAGAGATTTTTTTATTACATCAGGTGGAACTAAGTATGCTTTAAAATATATTACTCCAGCTCAAATGGATCAAATTAGAGGTTCATCAACAAGTGGTATGCCTTCAGCATATACTATACTTGGGGATAGTTTTAGATTTGCACCCATTCCAGATTCTGCATACACAGGAACATTAAATTATTATGCTAAGTTTGCAGCTTTATCAGATACTAATACTTCTAATTATATATTAGCAAGTCATCCTGCAATTTATTTATATGGTTCATTATATCATGCTGCTAATTTTTTAGGTGGTGTTGATCCTCAAAGACTTCAACAATGGCAAGGAATGTACACAACTGCTTTAGAAAGATTAGAGAGAAATGATAGGGAAGATCAGTATGGTTCTGCACCTTTACAACAAAGAGGTGATGTAACTGTTTCAGGTGCGTTTAATGATGTATCTAAATTTGTAACAAACAATAACCAATAGGAGAATAATGCAAATACCTTTTGGAGAATGGCTACCTGACCAACCAGAATATAATAATCCTGGTGCGAATACTGCCAACAATGTTTATTTTGCAGCTTCTTCTTATAAAAGATTTCCTTCATTAGTTAATTATTCTACAAACAATATAGCTAAAGATAGTAGAGGTGCAGGTTCATTTAGAGATAACTCTAATACTGTATTTAATTTTGTAGCAACTAATTCAGATATACATCAATTAGCTTCAGGAACATTTACATCAAGAAAATCTGGTTTAACTGGTGGCAATACTGATTACTTTACCTTTACTCAATTTGGAAATTACATCATAGCTAGTAATGGTGTAGATGCACCTCAATATTATTTAATGGGTACATCAACTAACTTTGCAAATTTATCTACAATTGCAACATCAGGTACTGTACCAGTATTTAAATGTTCAGGTGTCATAAGAGATTTTTTAGTAACAGGTAATCATGTTGGTGCATCTAATAGAATACAATGGTCAGGAATTAATGATATTTCTACTTGGGAAAGTGGAACTAAACAATCAGACTTGCAAGACCTACCAGGATCAGGTGGACAGATAACTCACATAACATCTGGAGAGATTTCATATATTTTTAGACAAAATCAAATAGTTCGTATGGACTATGTAGGTGGTGCAACTGTATTTAGACTTTCAGTAATTTCACCAAATAGAGGTGCGGTATTAGGTAGAACTGTTTGCCAAGATAATCGTAGAGTTTTCTTTTATGCAGATGATGGATTTTTTGAACTGAATGGAGATCAAGTAATTTCTATTGGTGCAGAAAAAGTTAATAGATTTTTTGATTTAGATTTAAACAAAGCATTTACAGATAGAATTTGTGCAGCTGTAGATCCATTTAATCAACTAGCCATGTGGTTATATCCATCTGCTAGTGATACATCTAATACTACTGGTATTTGTGATAAAGTAATTATTTACAATTATGCTACTCAAAAATGGAGTACAGCAGATGCTAGTGCTAGTACCATATTCTCACAATTCGTTGGTGCATATACTGTAGAATTAATGGATTTGATTTCAGGAAACTTAGATAATATTAATATTGCATTAGATACTGATTTTTGGAATGGTGGACAAAGATATTTAGGTGCAATAGATAATAATTTTAAAGCAGCTATATTCTCTGGAACAGATAATGAAGGAACTATAGAAACTAGAGAAATGGAGTTGTTTCCAGGACATAGAAGTAGTATAACTAATGTTAGACCTATTGTGGATGCTTTATCTACAGTAACTATCAAGACCAAAGAACGATTAGTTGATACAGCTACAGAATCAACATCTTCTTCAATGGTTACAAGTGGAGATAATCCAGTAAGACAATCTGGTAGATATTTTAAAATTAAAGTAATAACACCATCTGGATCGGTTTGGACTCATGCTCAAGGTGTTGATGTAATTGCTTCAAGAATTGGTTTGAGATGACGGAAAAAACTGATATAGATAATGTTAGATATAGTTTTGAAACACAAGAATTTTTTCAAAGACAAATTGAAGAAGCTATCAATACATTAATAAATGATAGAAATAAAGAAAGCGACAAGGCTTTCTCATGGTTTATAGGAGATTAATATGGCAGGAATAAAAGATTATTCAACAACACAAGCAGATAACACTTCACTAAATGGTATTTCTACTGCGGAGGGAATGTTACCTTCTAATCTAAACAATGCAATCAGAGCATTGATGAAGAACACAAGAGATTTTTACAATGATGCACAATGGGTAGAATATGGTGATGGTTCAGGTTCTTATACATCTGCTTATGTAAGTGGAACTGCTTTTACTATTAATGGTGCTAATGTAACTTCAGAATATCATGCAGGTAGAAGAATAAAAGTTTATTTAGGAACTACTGCTGAATTTAGATATGGAATTATTGCTAGTTCATCTTTTTCTACAAACACAACTGTTAATGTAACATGGGATAGTGGATCATTAGCAAATGAAACTTTATCAGTTTATCTTGCAATACTTACAAAAACGAATGACTCTATACCTACAGGAATTTCTGCAACTAAAATTGCAGATGGAACAATTTCAGATACAGAATTTCAATATTTAAATGGTGTATCAAGTGCTATCCAAACTCAATTAGATGCTAAACAAGCAACTATCACAGGATCAGCTTCTACTATTGATACAGAAAGTTTGACTGCAAATAGAGCTGTTATTTCTAATGGATCACAAAAGATTGCAGTATCAGATGTAACCGATACTGAATTAGGATATTTAGATGGAGTTACAAGTGCAGTACAAACACAAATAGATTCAAAACAAGCAACAATAACTGGTGGTGCATCAACTATAGCATCATCTGATTTAACAGCATCAAGAGCATTACAATCAAATGGTTCAGGTAAAGTAGAAGTTAGTGATGTAACAACAACTGAACTTGGTTATTTAGATGGTGTAACATCTGCAATTCAAACTCAGTTAGACGCAAAACAAACAAGTGATGCACAATTAACTGATATTGCTGGACTAACACCAACTGACAGTAATTTTATTGTTGGTGATGGATCAAACTTTGTAACAGAAACTGGTGCTACTGCTAGAACTTCTTTAGGACTAGGATCAATTGCTACACAAGCTGCAAATAATGTTTCAATATCTGGTGGAGCTGTAACAGGACTTGGTTCTCCATCTGCTAGTTCAGATGCAGCTACTAAAAATTATGTAGATCAAGCTGTTGCAGGATTAAGAACTAGAATTATTGCAGAAGCTGGTTCAACAGCTAATGTAAATTTATCAAATGGTTTAGAAAATGGTGATACAATTGATGGTGTTACATTAGTTACAGGAGATAGAGTTTTACTTAAAGACCAAACAGATGCTACAGAAAATGGATTATATTTAGCAGTATCAAGTGGTGCTGCATCAAGAGATCCAGAACATAATACTATAGCTGAATTGTCAGGTGGTATGGTTGTTGTTAATCAAGGTACAGCAAACGATAATAAAATATTCTTATGTACTACTGATAGCGATGGTGTTATAGGTTCTACTAATATTACATACTCACAAATTACTCCTGCAAATGTAGGAACAGTAACTTCAGTAGGAGTAGCAGATTCAGGTTCATCAGAATTTACAGTAGCAAATTCACCAATTACTTCATCAGGTACAATTACATTAGCAGTCAATTCTATTGCTAATACTAAAATTACAGGATTAGGAACTGCATCTACAAAAACTGTTGGAACTTCTGCAAACAATGTGGTACAACTTGATGGTTCTGCAAAATTACCTGCTGTAGATGGTAGTCAATTAACAAACATAGATGCAGCTTCAGCTGGATTTGCAATCGCTATGGCAATAGCACTTTAAGGAGAAAAAATGGCACAAAATTTTAGAAGATACACAAGCAACGATGTAGGAACATCTGCAGCAACTTTATTTACTGCTGACAGTTATGATACAGTAGTTGGTATATCAGTTTCAAATGTAACAACATCAGCTGTTGTAGCATCTGTATATATCAATGATGGTTCAAACGATATTTACTTGGTAAAAGACGCACCAATACCTGCAGGTTCATCATTACAAGTATTAGATGGTGGAGCAAAATTTGTTGTTCAATCTGGCGATGCTTTAAAAGTAATATCAGATACAGCTTCATCATTAGATGTTTGGGTATCAACAGTAGATGCAATAAGTACATAGGAGATCAATGCCTTTCATAGGAAATCAACCTGCAGAAAGTTATAGTGCTTTTCAAAAGCAAGACTTCACTACAAGTGCGACTACATCTTACACACTAGATAATCCAGTTGCTAATGCAAATGAGTTAGCATTATTTATTAACTTTGTAAGACAAGAACC